ATAGTCGTGGGTGCAATAACCTGTACATTACTAACAGAAACGTTACGGGCTATAGGAGAGATACCCTCAAAACATAAAACTTCCTGGTCAGTGCCGGGAGCAAGAATCTTACTTCTGGAGGCGATGGTGTTTATTCCTAATTTGTTAAAAGCATTCTTACTATTACCTGAAATAGGTCCTTCCCAGTTGGAATGATGAATTTCAATAGCCGAAGTACAATTAATTATCCTCACAGCGTCGATTGTGACGTTGTATGGAGGGGGAGCGTAGTCGTGAGCCTTAACTTCAATACCCGACATACACTTGAAAGCAGTCGAATTGCTGATGGTTATATTGCGAGAACCGTCATCAATTTCAAAACCATTGTGATTACCACCACCCTCTCCATAACCACCATAAGGAGTTTCAGACCAACAATTTGTAATCAGTACGTCAGAACAGTAGTGGGTCGTTAGGTTGTCATCACCACCACCTTTGAAATAACAACCATCAAGAGTGATATACTGAGCACCGAAAATTTCTGTACCACCGATGTTGGGAAGTACGGGCATAAACAGGAGTTTTTCAGCAGAAGTAAGTGTGCCAATACCAGTTTTCTTAATTGGTGTAGAAACGTCTAGACAATGACGCCAACCATTCAGGAAGCGACAGTTACGCATTGTGACGTACTTAGCGTTAGCAATAGTACAAGCATTTTTATTAAAAGCATCATCAGTAGATGGTTGTCCACCCGTGTTTGTGGTTCTACGATTATTATTAAAGTCAAAGGTGATATTCTCAATCAAAACACGTTCAACTGGTGGTACATCATTTGCAACACCCACTGTTGACTTACCGACGTTTGCAACAGACCACTTTCGTTGAATATTATCAGGCATCGTAATAGTTACTTGACCCTGACCACGAATAATGGAGTCGCTTTGATCAAAAATAATCGTTTGTGTAACAGAGTAAGTGCCTTTTGGAAAGACTAAAGTCTTACCAGCAGCAGCGGCAATAGCACTCGTAATTGCCGAATAATCGTCAGTAGATCCATCACCCTTTGCACCATAGTCTTTAACAGAAATTACATGTTCAACTCCAGTTAAATTAGATCCATCACCATAGTATGAAGTAGCACTTACAACTCCTGAGTTTCCATAAAGAGTGACTCCAGCACCAACAACTACCTGATTATTAACACCATCGATAGTAATTGATTCTGGACCAACCGTGACGATACCAGTAATTCTGGCATCACCATTTACAAGAAGTGCTGTGGTTGCTGTTCCAGTATTAACTATAATACCGTTTCTGAATGTACCAACTCCTAGAGAATCTACGTTGGTTACGTCTTCATAAGTAAGAGTTCCACCAATACTAACGTTACCACTAAAAGTGGCGGTAGATGCAATGATATTAGTTGCAGTGATAACACCAACAGACATTCCTGTTGCTGATGTATTACCCAGACCCAACACATCATCAAGTGTTTGAGTCTCAGTATATGATGTTAAGTAAGTAGAACTATCAACACTACCATCTGCCTTTAAGAACTGAGAGGATGTTCCACTTGATTTGACAAATGATGATGCGGTGATGACACCAACACTCATTCCCGTAGAAGAAGTATTACCTAAACCTAAAGTCTCATCTAGATTTTGAGATCCTGCTCCTGCAGTAGCACCAACCCACCTACCTACAGAGGAATCATACTTAAGAAATCTGCCATTGACCTTCGCACTATTTCTATCAATATCGTCTAAAAATTCAAGTCTAACTTCACCACCACCACCAAGAGTAGCAAGTTGTTGAGTAACTCTATTGACAAATACCTTGTAGTGTTGTTGTAATTGATCAAGAGTTACAAAATTTTGATCCATCGGTGTGAGTGGATCACTATTATCAGTGGAGGGTGGCTCGTTTAAAAGACCCTCACTTAAGGTCTCATACTCTTTACTTATTTCATCTAACTTTTCTTGTATGACAATCTGATTGACTTCAGAATCACTATTAAACTCTCTGAGTTCAGCAAATACTTCCTCTCTCAGTTTGACAATCGCAGATGAATTCTCTTTAATATAACTTTCAACAAGAACAACACTAGCTCTAAGTTTGTTGAGATCCTTTACTTCCTCTCTAAAGTAAACCTTGATAGTTTCTTTGGTCTCTTCAAGCCTTTTCTCAAGAGTTTCATAGAACTCCTGTTTAAGATCTTTTAATTTTTGATCGGTTCTGAGATTAGACTGAAGAACTTCTTTCTTATACCTAGGAAGTTGATTTTCCTTTATATCGTTACAAAGATTATAAACTTCTAATACCTGTCCTTTGTATACAGAAAGTTCTTTCTTGTTAGATGAAAGAATTTTTTCCTGAATACTTCTAAAGGCACCATCAATTAAAGACACCGAATGAGAAATTTCCTCTTCCAGTGTCTGTTTTTCTTCAATAGATTCTTCTACAACTCCAATGACTTCATTTGTCTCATCAAAAAGTTGGGATGGGGTAATCATAATCAGATTCTTATGGTATCCATCTAGATGGTTATATCCTTCTAGTATTTATTCAGTCGAGAAGACAGGATTCGAACCTGCGGCCACTCGCTCCCAAAGCGAGAGCTCTACCAAACTGAGCTACTTCTCGTGGCGGAAAGGGTGGGATTCGAACCCACGGATGCTC